GCTACTTAGTCTTGAATGATTACCCGTATAACGCAATAACAGAGCAAAAAGTAAAGAATAGTTTTAGTCCTCGCACAAAGCTTCTCTTGTCTAACATCTTTAATTTAGATGGAACAAAATTTGAAGATTCTTTAGCTTCTTTTGTTAGAAAAGCATTGATTCAAGATGAGGTGACTAATTTCTTGGAGAGAGATCTAGAAAATATTCTTGCAATGAATATAACAAAAGAGCCCACTATAAAAACTAATAATATTGCAGAGGATAATTTAACAGCTTTAAATTTGATGTTAGAAAATTTATTGTCAATTAATCCTTACGCTTACAATATTAAAGCAAAAAATAGGCTATTGAATTGGAAAACTCTGGCAGAAGATGTAAACAAGCATCTTATTTTTAAGACTGCTGACGGGACTGAAACTAAGATATTTATACCTAATAATGAAAAAATTACAGTGGGATACGGAACAGGGAAGTCTACAACCTTGGAGATGCAGGATGGCGATTTCTTTACGGTTAATACTGTCGATGGTAATGATCGCTTGACGGTACACTCCGACACATATAAGGCCTATGTTTTATCGCCTGACGTTGTGGCTAAAGCTGCGTATTTAGCCTCGGATGATCTATCTTTTCAGTTTGATGTCACTTCAGTTTCTTCCGATTTAGTAGAGTACAATGTGGACACTACCTCCGCTAGGCAAGATTATTACTTCTTGTACTTAGATAAAGACACGATAACAGATGACACCACGGGGCTTCTGGCAGGCGACACATTATTTAGCAGGAAGACTTCTGCGACATACCGCTACACTACAACGGGTATAGATGATATAGTGAAGCATAAAGCTTTCCCTAATTTTACTCTTTACTTGCGTGAAGATGATATGTTTTTTAATCATTTAGAATCTTCAGAAAATATTTCTGTTACATTTAAAGATTTAACTTTCAACAATTTTAACAATTTATCAACTGATAAAATACTAGTAAGACAACTTCCACAGCATATCGTTATAATCCCCACTGATAGAACTGAGAATGTTTTTAGTCATGAAAGATCGAGGTTTGTTGATTTTACTACTAGAAGACTTACGGTTCGCTTGTCCCCTGATAAGGGGCACTTAAGCAAACCAGGAGACAAACCAAAATATTTAATGCCTGTTTTTACAGATACGGAAAGTATTAATTTTGATTTTGACATACAAGATAATATTATTTGGCGTGAGTCAGTAAAATATGTGTTTGATACGACTGCTGTTGAGGGAATTGACCGATATAGAAACGAAACTCAAACGCTACCTAGAAAAGAAACACCTATTACAAAAGTAATTAAAGAGCTTAATAACATTAGAACAGTTTATGATTTGGGTTCGACAGATAGTATCAACACCTTTGATTTATTCAGCAGAATCCAACCTTCTGATTTGAAGTCCTTGTCGTTTACTGTGGACGATGGTTATAAGTTATTATCTCGATTAAACAATAATTCAATCACGGAAGACGCAACCATAAACGATGATAACTTTATTCGTGTACAAAGTATCGCTGCGGTGGCGCAGGAACCACAACCTGTTGAGTTTTTGCCAGAAAATGATGACGCACCGCAAGTCACTAGCCAAAAACAACAAACAGCCACTAAAGGAGGCAGTAAGTAGCTGTAACTTTGCAAAATTATTTTTTTTTGCGAACTTGTTATGAACCTAAGTAAATAACACAGAGGGTTTCGCCCTTTTCAAAATTTATGGAGAATAAAAAATGAATTTTAACAATGATGTAGATAAGGGTTTCGTTGACGCAATCCTTGAAAGCTCCCTCTGGAACAAGGCTAAAATTGAAGTAGCACCCAGAGAGGAGATTAACGAGTCTAATGAAGAAGAAGAGATTAAGGTCGTGCCTGAGCTTGAAGACGAAGGCAACTCCTACGAGGAGCCCTCTGATATTGAGATTAACGAAGATGAAGAGTCTGATGATGTGACCTTTACCCTTGATGATCTTCAGGTCGTTCTTGACAACCTTGAGGACGAGGATCTCATGGAACACGCTCTTAACATGCTTGACGTTTTTGATGTCGCTTACGAGCACCTTAACGAAGGTGAAGAGGTTGACGAAGACATTGACGAAGAGGACGAAGATTCTCTTGACGAAATGTACGGCCAGAAGAAGCACGGCAAAATGCACGGCAAGAAGAAGATGATGAAGAAAGGTGACAAGAGCGAGAATTGAGCATGAATGAGCTAGACATAGCAAGTTTTGCAGAATCTCTAGTCACAGAATCGGTAACGAAGGGGAAACCTGTGCAGTTCTCTGCTCCACAGGCCCCCGACGCTCCTGATGTATCTGATGTTGAGGTTCCTTCCGATTTTGCATCACAGGTTTTTAGTGAGAGCCACTGGGATAAGGCAGATGTTGAGGTCTCTGAGCGTATTGTTGAAGAGACAGTAGAAAAGCCTAAGAAACAGATTCTTCCTATTAACGAAGAAAGTGTTTATAAAAAACATTTATTAAATGAATATAAGAAAAAGATGGCAGACCTAGAAGAGCTTGTATCACTCATGGAAGATATGGGCATGGTAAATACCACTGGAAGGTTTGGCGTAGGCCCCATGGGGGGAACTCAACAGAGGAGAACCAGGAAAAAGAAAGTTGGCAAACCTTCTAGATCAAATCGCAGAGGCTAAAGCTCGTCCAAAAAAGCGTGGATCATATCACACGCTAAAGGATGGAGTTGTAAGTGCTAAAAAATCTAAGGTTAAGAATTATCCAAGCATAGCAGTTGCTTTAAGACGAGGTTATCCTGGTCAAATTTTTTCCACAAAAGGAGCCGCAAGGCTTTATGTTATTAGTAAGGCCAGTTGGGGTAAGAAAAGCTCTGGTCGTATCGCCAAAGGCTTTACCCCAGGTTCTTCTACGCCTTCCTCTAAGTGGAGTAGTATTAAAGGTCACGCGGTTAGAACCATGAAAAAACACGGGAAACAGAAATCTCGAAAATTTGAAAAATACAAGGTAAAGAAGAAATGATTTTAACAGATACATTTATAGTAGAGAATGCTCAACTCATTCAAGAGAGCCGAGGAGGCAAGAGCGTCACTAAGCTGCGCGGTGTCTTTGGTAGATGTGACGAGAAAAACAACAATGGTAGAATTTACTCTAAGCCCATTCTAGAGAGAGAGGTTAAGCGTATTGCTGATGCCATGACAGAGCGAAGATTGTTAGGTGAACTTGATCACCCTTCTCATGACTCAGTTAAATTAAGTAATGTATCTCATCTTATTACTGGTTTAAAGTTTAATGGCAATGAATTGGTTGGGGAGTGTGAGATTTTAGATACCCCCGCTGGCAAGGTTGCTCAAGCTTTAGTTGAAGGTGGTGTAAAAGTTGGTATTTCTTCTAGAGGAATGGGCACCCTTTCAGAGCAAGCAGACGGCACTAAGCATGTGAATGAGGATTTTAAGTTAGTTACTTTTGATCTTGTTGCTGATCCTTCAACTCGTGGGGCTTTCCCTGGTTTAGCAGAGTCTACTCAATCCACTTTAGTAGAGGAGATTGTAAAGGATACCTTAGATAAGGCTGCAAAAGAAAAAGTTTTTACTACGATGCTTAAAGATAAGCTTCGTGAGAAATCAGAGATGGGAACCTTTGATATGAATCAAGCACCTCCAAAGTTGCTTACCGTCCCAGAGTTACAGAAAAAAGCAGCAAAAAAAGCATCAAAAGGTGACGCTGATGACCCCTTCCGTGATTGGGAGGATTTGTACCAGTACAACTCAGGCAAGCCTCGCAAGAAAACAACCCGAGGGTACGGTGATGCTGAGACAGTTACTGAGCCAGAGGAGGTTTCAGATAGCAATGTTTATTGCCAGTTAAAAGATGTTCTTTTAGAGCGAAACAACGAGCCTACTCTTGCCTTAACTTATGAGCGTATTGCAAACCAGTTAATTCAATTAGACGAAGAGCAATTAGATGAGATTTTTGGCAGAAGGTCACAACTATCAATTCGTGGAAGAAGAAAAGCTCTTGATCAGGCAAGAGCCGAAAGAGGTGGTGCGATTGCTCAAAGAGGAGCCCAAATGATGAAGAAGGCTGCTAAAGACACAGAAGCAGCGAAAAGTATGCCATCTCCAGAGGGAGGCATTAGAGGAGCTATTGCTGGTTTTCGACACGGAAGGGCGTTGAAGAAGGCGGCGAAGCTGGATGCGAAGGGTCAGAAACTAAGAGCGAAAGGAGAGGCCATGGGTCCCAGAACGGTGGATAAAGCCGCTGTTCGCGCAAGAATTGATAAAAAACTTGCTGACATTAGAAAGAGAAAGGGTCTTGCCCAACAGGCTCAGGTTAAAAGACCATCTACAAGAGATACAAGACCACAGCAGCGTGGAGTTCAAACCAAGATTCCAGGCCCAAAACCAGGAGCCAAGCCAGCAACAACCAAGCCACAAGCCGAGCCAGAAGCAACAAAGCCTGAGGTAGCAAAAATATACACGAAACTGAGAATGGCTGACAAAAAGCATAAAGAAAGGACTAAGGAGCAGCAGACTCAAGAAACAAAATAAAAAATTTAGAAAAAAGTAGCTTCTTTATTTGGGGGCTGTAAATACCTATAGACACGGAGTTTAATTATGAACAAATTTGATGACATTTCAAAGCTTCTTCCTGAAGGGCTTACCGAAGAAACCGTTTCCGAGATCGCAAATCTCGTTGGTGAGGTAATTTCTGAAGAAGTTGCGAACAAAGTAAAGGATTTAGAGAACAAAGTTCACGGCTTCCTTCGCATGAAAATTGATGAAGTTAAGGATCATGCTATCGCAGAACTTGAACAAGAGAATGAGACATACAAAAATGCTCGTATTTTTGAATCTTTAAAGGCATTAATGGCTTTAGAGCTTAACGGTTCTGACGAGGATAATGCTGTTTCTCAAACTCGTAGAGAGTTTGACGAAATTCAAGAGGAAAACGATGTTCTTATTCGTGAACTAAACGATGCACTCACTGAGTGCTCTAAGTTAGAGAATACTTTGAGACTTTTATCGGGTAAGATTGAAAGCCTTGAAGAAGAAAGGATGAATCTTGAAGAGGAGGTAACAACTCTACAGGAATCAGCCGCGCTGCCATTCAAAAGTAACGAACAGGCAGTCGTTATTTCCGAGCAAGTAGACGAAGAAGTAACAGAAATTGTTGAGCCTCGATATAGTAACGAGTTTATCAACGAAGATATGCTGGCTTATATGCCCAAAAATTAATGGAGATATTATAAAATGAATGTAGACACAAACGGCAGTATTGCCGAAAGTACAGTTTCAAAGTGGTCTCCTGTATTAGAAGGGATCGAGAGCGATTACGCAAGAAAGGTAACAGCACAACTTTTGGAAAACCAAGCTAAGTCTATCATCTCTGAGAGACTTAACGAGGATATGGCAGCAGATATCGGTGGTACTAACACTGTCGGTAGACTCGGCACCTTCCAGAAGTTTGCATTCCCTATTGTTCGTCGCGTCTATCCCGAGTTGATTGCCAACAATATCGTTGGGGTTCAGCCTATGCAGGGTCCAGTTTCACAGATTTTCTACCTAGGAAATTCACGCACTAGCCAGGGCGCTGGTGCTGGCCGTGAAGAGCAGACTATTTACAGCAAGTACAACCTTACCTATCGTGGTCAGGTCGCTGATTCCATCTTCCAAGGTGCTAACTACGACCTTGATGTTTGTGGTGTTATTGCAGGTGATGGCGCTGCAACCCGTGCCGCTGGAACTTTCCCTGATGTTAGTTCTTTGCTTGGTCATGGTGGTGCTGCCGCTGTTGCTGGTCAAGGTATCGGTGCTGAAACCTCTGGTGCTCCTTCGAGTACTGTTGGTGGTCAGATCGCTAACTGGCCTCAGCCTGGTGTTGACCGTGGCGTAGCTGCTGGTCCTGCTTCCCTTATGGGCTTCAATGTCTCAGCAGGTGAGCGTCTTGCAGGCTCTGGTATCCCAGAAATGCTCTTCAACATTGAGCAGCAGCCTGTTGCAGCCCGTACCCGTAAGATGAGAGCCCTTTGGACTCTTGAGGCTTCTCAAGACCTTAAGGCTTATCACAACCTTGACCTTGAGCAGGAGCTTACCGATCTTCTCGGTAAAGAGCTTCGTCTTGAGATCGACCGTGAAATCATCGAGGACCTACGGATGATCGCTTATGGCGTTGGTCGTAACGCTGGTGCTCCTATCGCTGGTGGTCTTGGTTTCGAGCGCGACGCTCTTGATCAGTCTCAGAATGGCCCCAATGGCCCAAGCTTTGCCTTCAACCCTGACTTCACTGGAGCAAGCTCCTTTGAGTATGATTTCGACAACCGCTACACCAAGAACGAAGGTGAGGCAGTATATGATAACGTCTTTATGATCGACTTCTCATCATCTGCTCTCGACTTTGCTCCCCAGCATGTCGGTCATGTCTACGCTAACCTCATGGCACTTTGCCAGAGAGCAGCCACTGACATCTACAAGTCCACACTTCGTGGTCCTGGTAACTTCATGGTAACTTCCCCCACTGTCGCAGCAATGCTTCACGCTGCTGCTAAGTTGGAGGGTGGTGTTTCTACTGTTGATGGTCCTACCAACATTCAGGGCGCAAGAGTAGAGTACAAGGGTAAGCTTGCTGGTCAGTTCGACCTCTATGTTGACCCCATGTATCCTGAGGACGAGATTATGATTGGTTACAAAGGTGCCAACGCAATGGATTCTGGCTATGTTTACTGCCCCTACATTCCATTACAGCAGACACCAACCATCACTGATCCTGAGAGCTTCCAGCCCAGAAAGGGTATCATCACTCGCTATGGTAAGGCAGAGGTTGCACCAGCATCTAGATTCTACAGAATCATTAGACTTGTTGGACCTACCGCAAACTACCTCTTCACACCATTCGTCAGTGTAGACAAGAACGCTCTCGTCTAAACGAAAGTAGTTTACTGAAACTAACGGTTTTAAAAGGGTGGGGGATCCTTTCCCCCACCCTTATCTTTTTCTTTATCAAATAATGTATAAATATCAAAGCAAATGTAAGTTTAGAATGCTAACTACTATAGGAGACCAGATTTTAGAGATTAGACCTAAGCAAATTATTGAATCTGATATTCTCATCAACAATGATTATTTGGTTTTAGTAGAAAGTAAGAAATCTCCAAAATTGGGAAGACCTAGGAAGGAAAAAAAGAATGAGCCAACCAAACATACACGCCCAGATTCCCAGACCTCGACTAAATAATTATGGGGCTAGTCTTGGAGATTATGGTGGGGAGTACCTCACAGATTATGAGCAGACAGGTGATGTAGATGCACCAAAACTAAATCGTTTAACTCTACAGTCTGCGACTGAGTTTAGTGAGTACGAAACTATTGTTAAAGATTATGTCCTTGGTATGCTAGGACATCCTATTGTTCGTGTAGAGCTTACAGATTTTCAGCTTAAGCACTGCATACAAGAGTCTATCAACAAATTAAACGCCCACGCTCCATTGTGGAACTTGCAGTACGCTACTTTCGATGCGTCAGCAGGACAAAACATCTATGAAATCCCACAGTACATGCTCCAAAATTTAGAGTATGTTGTTTATCGTAAGACTTTGCTGACAATTGCAGCACAAAATGGTACTCTAGAGTTTGATTTCTTTTTGAAGTACTTTAATGAGAATTTCTTATTCGGTGATATGAACATCGGAGAGTTCTACCAGCTTCAACAGAACCTTGAGATGTATAGAAAAATCCTCAGTCAGGATGGAGGGTTTAATATTGTTGGAGGTAAGTACCTACAGATATACCCCTCACCAGCAATTACTCCAGAGAAGGTAATTATTGAATATAGAGCGATTGATTCAGATACTATCCTACCCTCATATACAAATTGGATTCAACGATACGCCCTTGCTTGTGCTAAGGGTGTTTTATCTCAAATTAGAGGTAAATTTGCTTCGGTTCCCTCCCCTGCTGGAGGAGCTACTCTGAATGGTCCTGCTCTTGCAGCCGAAAGCCAGCAAGAAAAACAGGCTTTAATGCAGGAATTATTGATGGAGATTGAGGAGCCCCCAACCTTCTCTACATATTAATGGCAAGGAAGAAAGATTTATTTAGCGTATCCACAGAGATGCCTCCACTTCCTGAGTTAGAGGGTAAGAGTGCGCTGTCGTTTTTTGATCAAGAGAATGCTGATATCAATTTATTTAACTTGGTTGATGATGAATTGATCCGTATTTCAGGCTCAGAGCTTTTGTACTACAAATATATGCAGTCTGAGGATTACGATGAGATATATCTTGAGGCTCGTACCAAGACCATAGCCACAGATCCAATTGAAGTTTATGGTCATTATGAGCCTAAGCCTGTTGAGCAAAACCTTAGCGAGTTTGGGCTAGAGTTAACAAATGATCAATTATTTATATTTAATAAGTCTTCGATTTCTACGAAATTACATAGGTTGCCCATAGAGGGTGATGTTATTAAACCTAAGTTCCAGAACCAGAAGTATGAAATCTTTGAGGTTCAGGAGGATAGTTTCCAGATTTATGGAGTTTATCATTTAATATGTGTAGCAAAACTCCTCAGAGACGAAGAGAGTGTGGTTGACATGCCCTACACTAAGAAAAGCAACGATACTGGAGGTTATTTAGACATTGACAACATCTAGTTTAAACAGTGCTCTAACTGATTCTATTACTCAGTTAGATGCATCTAACACCATTGATTCTGTGACTACATCGGAAATCACATCTCAAGAGTATTTGTTAAATTTACTACAGAAAATGGATAAAAAAAGTGCTCTTCCTTTGAATGGTTATAAAGAAATTGTTAGATTCTTAATAAATGAGTTTAATGATTTACCTTATCTTAATGAAGAGATGGAAACCGTTTTATCTAAGTGTAGATACGGAAATCCAGAAAGAACAATAGCAAGATTAAATCAAGAGGATAATATGATCATGCCTCTAATCACAGTATCTCAAAATTCTATTGTAGAAAGTGAAAATAGGAGAAGATATTTTCCTGTTATTATGAACACAACTTACTTTAATGAAGAGAAGCGAAAGGCTGAGAGAGTGATTAGCTTGTGTGATCGTCCAGTGACTATAACTTACAACATAAATATCTGGGCAAAATACATGGAAGACATGGATCAACTCGCGCAACAAATTCGCTTGAGATTTAATCCTTCTATTCAGTTAAAGACTAAGTTTAGCCGTGATAGTAAGGTCTTTTTGGCGGGAGAGGCTAATAACTACAGCTTCGCTTTAGCTGATAGAGAAGACAGAGTTCTAAGAAAAAGCTTTACGGTAAGCGTAGAGACTTATATTAGAAGTCCAAAGTACTTAGTAACATCCACAGGACAAATCCAAGAATTGAACTTAGAGTCGTCCACTGTTGAAAGGCCCATATCTTTGTAAATAATAGTCGCATTTTTTTTATCTGTGTTTGGGTTTTTACTTACTAAATATAGTTAGAGGTAATTATGAAAAGTATTACTAATGATTGTTTACAACGCTTAGAGTTGTATCTAACCACTAATAGAGGGACAAAGAGGATCTGGCTTATGCCTAGAGAGACCATGGTGGTCCCTCAATCGTTTCTTAGTGGACAAATAAAAACACTTTCTAGCCGTAGAATGCTTACGATTAGAAATGCTTAGGAGATAAAATAATGGTAAACTATGTAAGTCCAGGTGTCTATGTAATCGAAAAAGATATTAGCGATTATACCCCCGCTGTAAACCCTACAGTCGTAGGTATTGTTGGATTCGCTTCAAAAGGTCCAACTAATAAAGCTACTCTTATAACAAGCCAAGAAAGTTTAGTTAAAACCTTTGGTAGGCCCTCTGAGTCCATCGCTGGACAGGCTCTTGAGGGTGCATTAGAGATCTTGGAGACTGCTAATCAAACCTATTTTGTTCGATCTGTTGCTAGTAGTGGCGCAGATGAGGCAAGTGCTGTTATTGGTGTGGGTTCTTGTCCTGTAATTGCAGTTTCTGCAAATGATTACGGAGTAACAAATAATCTTTACTTAAAAGTTCAAGTTACCAATAACGCAGGCGTTAACCAGTTTACTGTTCCTCGCAGCTATGCTATCCCTTCTGGTACATTAGTTGGTGGAGTTTCAGCCACCTCACAAGCTCAAGCCCTACGAGGTGTTATTGGTGGATCTATGGATTCCGATCCAGTAGGTGCTTACTTTGTCTCTAGTGATGGAAGCGTTGAAGCTAGTGTTGGCACCTATTTAGTAGGAAACTTCGCTGGATCAGGAGCCACATTAAGTGTATCAGCTTATACAGATAGTGCTTATACCACTGAGGCCTCTGGCGTTCTTCTCACTATTGATGGAAGTGGTTCAACTTCAGGGCAAGCAGGCCTTATTGATGCTAGACTTCCTGTTGATATTTCTGGTTGGGCAAGATCTCAGACAGGTTACTCAATCTCAAGTACGCCATTCTCTACTGCGGCTAGAGCAGGATTAAGCTCACTAAACTATCTTGTAGAGTCTTTATACCCAGGAACAGGCTATAACGCATCTACTTTAGCGGATGGTAGTATTAGAGGTAACTCAGTAACTATCTCACCTTTAGGTGCAGATAAATTTGTTGTTAATGTTAATGAAGACGGTGTTACCGAGGAAAGCTTTACAGCTTCTTTCTTGGCATCAGGAGCTTTCATTGAGCAAGTAATTAACACTGGCGCGACTGATCTAAAGTCTAACTTAATTAAAGGTAACTTGATTGCAGAAGGTTCTATCTTTACAGATACCGCTTTAACTCATTATCAAAGCCATGCTAGTGCTTTGAATGCGGGTGCTACTCACTTCAAAGGTTCTGGTGGAGGAGCGACTATTACAGGACTTCCTGCTGCTACACTAGGTGCAGGTGGCGGGTTTACCACAAGCACTCTAAGTGTATCTTCTGATGAGGCAATCAACCCAAGATTTATTAAGCTTATTGAGGGCACTACAAACCTTGCAAGTGGAACTGATGGTGATGGAGATGGTAATACAGATCAAGAGGCAGATGCTTTAATCGGTGTAAAGTCACCCTCTAGAACAGGTATGCAGGCTCTTGATGATGAACTTGTTCCCATTACTATCGCATGTGTCCCTGGCATTACCGATCAAAGAGTTCAGAACGCTTTAATTACTTTAGCAGAAACAAAAGGGGACTTTTTAACTGTATTCGGAACACCAATTGGTATTGGCAACCCTGGGGATGCAATTGATTATGCAAATGGTCAGACATCATATAGAAGCACTGCGTTTAATAGTTCTTACGCTTGCCTCTACTATCCTGCGGTCAAAGTATTCCAGTCTTACTTAGGTAAGGACATCTTTATGGATCCCGCAATCTTTGCTATTAGGCAAATGGGTTACACCGATAGTGTTGCAGATTTATGGTTTGCTCCCGCTGGATTTGTTCGTGGTAAACTAACCAAGCCTATTGATACTGAGGTTGACATTAACCAAGGTGATAGAGATTCTCTCTACAGTGGAGGCAACATCGTTAACCCTATCGTTAACTTCGCTCAACAAGGCATCACAATCTTTGGACAAAGAACCACACAAAGGGAGCCTACCGCTCTTGATAGAATCAATGTTCGAAGACTAATGGTCTACATTAAGAGAGTTATTACTGCTTCAACTCAGAGATTTATCTTTGAGCCTAATGATAAGATTACTCAGGAAAGAATTCAAACACTTCTTGTGCCTCTCTTTGAAGACATCAAGAGGCGAAGAGGTATTACAGAATTTAAGGTAATCTGCGATGAGACAGTAAATACTCCTGTAAGGGTTGATAGAAATGAACTCTGGTGTAAGGTTCTAATTAAGCCCACAAAGGCAGCCGAAGTGTTAGTCTTTGAACTAAACATTACCAACCAAGCAGCCAACATAGGCTAATAACGGAGAAATAAAAAATGGCAGAATCATATTTTGTAAATAATGACGGTCAGGTAGCCCGTACCATAACAGGTGAGCAGCCTACCGCTCCTGTAATCTCAACTGAACTTGATTCAGTAAGAGCTTATCAATGGGAGATCTCATTCTTCTTTGGTCAAGCCGATCCAGTTAACTCTGTCCAAAAGCCTCTTACTTTGGCAGCAAAACAGGTTAATGGTATTGGCATGAGCGTTGAGGACATTGAGGTCCACAGAGTTAACGATAAAGTTTACTATCCTGGTCGCCCCAGCATGGAAGAGTTGGTTGTAACTTTTGACAACCTTCAGCAAACTAAAGTTGACAAGCTCTTGTATGAGATGATGGCACTAACTTACGATCCTAGAACTGGGGAGCTTCAGAGTCAGAAGACTCCAGGTGAGGATGGCACTTTGAACTCATTCAAGCAAAGAATTGATGTTGTTCAGTTGGATGGAAAGGGTCAACCCAGAAATGTTATTCATCTCTACGGTGCATACCCCAAGAAGATTGTTCACGGTGAGTACAACTACGCCACCAATGATTTCCACACCATCGAAATGTCGTTCCGCTATGATTACTTTGTTAACACAAATGATAAGAAAGGTAGCGTTACCACCACTGTAGGGTAAGATCAATTAATTAATTAAAAAAACCCAACTCGTTTGGACGCGGGTTGGGTTTCTTTTTTAGCTATGATATAATATGGACTACTTCAACGAATTACTTGAAAGTTATTCTCGCTTAAAAAAGCGCAAGCTAACTCTACTTGAGCAGGAAGAAGATACGAAAAAACAAAAGCCTGACAAAGTGGTCCAGGAGTATACACCTGAGCAGGTGATAGCTGCTGCTCTAAAAACTCCAGTTATGGAGCCACCTCAGTTAGTCCCTATGCCCGGTCTTGTAACAAAAGATGAGGATGGGAATGAAAAACAAGTTTTAGGTTATCAGAAGCCTTCAGCCGAGGGGCAGATGCACGGGGCGAT